TAGCTAGACCAACCGTAGCTACGATGGCCGGGGCGTACTTGCCGAGGTAGGGGACCGATGACAAGTCAATGGCCCCGAGTTGGTCGCAAGCCTCAGCAAGTCCGCTGAAGACAATAAGCAGGGCGCCCGCCTGAAGGAGCTTAGAACTCTTCAGGGCGTCCCAGATTACATGGAGGTGCATTGTTATCGCTTGAACAGCCGCAGGATGGCGTTGAGGATCGAGAGGAGCGTGTTGAGCAGCGAGGGCTTAGCCGGGGCAGTCGGAGGCGCCGGGGGCGCTGAGGGGCCCTGTGCGGGCGGCGTGCCCATTACGAAATACTTGGACACGTCTAGCTGATAGCCTTTGCTGTAAACCGGGTGATGCGTGGCGCTCACGGGGAAGACGAGTACCTTACCGCTGGACGAATAGACGCCTTCCTTGAACAGCCGCTTCTCTTTGTTGCGGCGCTCAGTGATTTCAGGCGGCTGGTGGTAGAGGTCGAACGCTTCGCCAATCTGGGCGATGGTGCGGCCATGACAGAGCTTAGCTAGGTTGCCCGGACCAACGTTGTAGCAGAAGGACACGAGGGCATCGAACTGCGCTTGAGTGAGCCGCGTGCCCGCAGCCATAAAGGCCACTTCGAGCTTCCGCACCGGGGCCACGTAGGACTCAATGCGGTATTTGAACATGGTGATGGCTTTATCGATGGTGATGGTCCCCATGGTCTGGGGGTCCAACCCATCGGCCTTAGTGATGCCGACACCGATTGTCCAAACACCAACGGAGTCAAGGTAGGGGGAAAGGCAAACGCCTTCGTGGCTCATGATTTCAATGAGCCCTTTGGTTGAGATGTTCATTACCAGACAATTCCGTCAGATTGAGACCAGTCATTGCTGAAGAGGAGCGCGGGGCGCACAGCGGCGTCTGCGGTCAACTCGTCAGCGTCGGCCATAGCTTGCAGGTTTTGGGCGATTTGGTTGTAGCGGGCATCAAACATCTGGCTGCGGTCGTCGTTGTAGTAGTCAGCCGCAGCGGCGAGGGCCCCGTACACCACAACATCCCAAGCGGACTGTGTGAGTATGTTGGTGTCTGTCGGCGCCACGAGGGGAGTAAAGGTGGCGTAGTAGACCATCTCGATGGTCGAGCCCACAGTGGGCGATGGCCCTAGGACCCAATAGCCACCGCGCCGCGCGAACACCCTGGGGGTGTCGAGCAGCTGCGCGCGGGACATGGCTTCCTTTAGCTGCACTCGCTGCAACGGGTAGTCCATGAGGCCGTCGTTGTCGCTGTCTACGTTGAGGTCAATGAGTTGCAGAAAGTCCGTCGGGATCGGGAGGCCCGTGCTGGTGTCGTAGTCCACAGGGACAACGTATTGGACGATTTTCTCCATGAAGGGAACGCGAAGCTCGCGCTGCAACCTCATGATCGATTGGGAAATAAAGGTGGTCGCAAGCGCCGGGTTGCCGTTCAAGTCGCTGCGGTTCATTAGCGCGAGAAATTGCGCGGTTAGCTGGCTGAGGTTCACAGCGCTTGCGTCCTAATCAAATACGTTTCTTGGTGGCGATGAACTGGTCAAGCTCGCGTCGCTTCAGCATCGCCATCGTTTCTCGGATGGGTGCCGTCATTACGTCGAAGCCGTAGTTCGTGAGGAGGTCTTCCACGACAGCGATGGGAATAGACGCGGCCAGATAGAAGTCATTGGCGCGCGTGTTGGTGCTGGCTAACCGTCTGTCAGCCAAGTCAGCCAAAAAGCTGTCTGGAATTTCTTGGGTCGTGTTGACGTAGAGGCTCTTGCCGTCTGCGTCCTGCTCGAAGCTAACCAGCGAATTGATTAGCTGGGGCTCTTCGTAAAAGGTGTCACTGGACATAAAAAAAGTGAGGGGGCCCGCCGTCGCGGGACACCCCTCGTATCCTCTAGAGTAAGGAAAAGGTTGGCTTAGAAGCCGGTGGTGGCGTTGTCGATCACCATCGCAGAGGCGGCGTAATTCTTGTGTTTCAGAGAAAATTCGCCGACGATCATCTGCTTCTCAGCATCGCCGGTCTTAGCCAGCGTCTGCCGGGTCCACGGGCGAAGGGTGGCCTGCGTCCACATCGACGGTTCGAAGATCAGCGTATTCTTCGCCTTGAGGAAGCGGTTGATTTCCACCTTCTGCTCACCGAACGGCGAGACGTAGAGGTTCACCGCGTTGACGATGTTGTTCGACTTCGGGTCGGTGAACGTCCGGTAACGACCGGCCGCCGACGCGAACGCGGCAACGACAATCGAGTTCGACGGGGTAACGTGGATGCGGTCGGGGTCCGCGCCAGCGGTGAAGGCGTTCTGGAGGCCGATAAGCAAGCCCGCTTCGCTGAGGTTGGTGGCGGCGCCCATGTAGTTGATGCTGCCCGCAGCGACCTGCTGCTGCACGCCAGCCATGTTGCGCGCGGTCGAGGACGAACCGGCATTCAGAACCTGAGCGGTGCCGACGAAGGCGTTCTCAAGGTCGCGCTTGAGGGCCGCCGAAGTCTTGCTCATCTGGTACGCAAGCTCCTTCGCGCGGCCATAGGCCAGAGACGCCTGCGCGGTCTCGGAGACCTTCACGGCTTCCACGAAGATTTGCGTCTGGTTGTTGCGCATGACCGTGGGGACCACGGTGATGTCGGACGGGTCAGCACCTTCAACAGCCGCAGCGCCAGTGCCGTTCACAGAGCGCAGCGAGTCTTCCTGCCACTGGAACAGCGGCTGGTGGATTTTCTCGCTGCCGATGCTGGAAAGAAAAGGAGTCTTTCGGGGTGAAATGTTGGTGATGATGTCGGAAATATTTTCCTTGAGGCCGACTTCCTGAAAGGTCTGATAGGTAGCCATAGTAAATAAGTGTCTTTCTGAAACTAAATAGGTAGTGCGAGATTAGTTGTTGTCGCCGCCGAACAACGACATGAAGGCGTCCTGAGTGGCTTCCATTGAGCCCCCGGCTTTCTTCTGGTTAGCTACGGCCTGCTTGCGGCCGACAGCGCGGTTGGTGTCTTGGCTGGGTGGTGCGGAGATGGTCGAGGACTTCACAATCTTCTTAGGAGCCTTGTTGACCTTCTGCGTCACGACCTTCTGCTGTCCCTTGTGGAACTGCATGGCCATGTGGATCAGTTTGAACGCGGCCGGATCAGCGAGGCTGTTGACCATGTCCTTGTTGGCTCCAACGCTGACAGCGAACTCGCGCATGTCGTTGTAGAGCTTCTGATCCCAACCCTTGATGTAGGTGGGCGACGTTTCGTCAGTGAGCGCTTTGATGCACGCCTTAGCTGCTTCGGCCTGTGTGGCCTGCTGCTGTGACTGCACCTCTTGCATGAAGCCGTCCAGCTGGCTCGTAAGGAACGTCTCGTTCTCAAACGCAGCCCGTGCGGCTTCTTGCAGGGCGCCAACGTCCTCAGCGGATACGGTGGGGTCCTTCATCAAGGCTGCCCAATTCACGTTCCGGTAGGGGTTAGCTGCTTCCTGCGCACGCTTCACCATAACGTCGAGTGCAGCGAGGCTCTTGGCCTGCGCATGCTCAGCGACTTTGGTGCGCTCAGCGACTTCTTGGGATTTCTTCGTCAGGCTGGCCTCTTGGCCAAACAGACGCTTGAGGTCCTTTACGGCAACCTCGTGCTCTTCCTCGCCTACTTTGACCTTGACGTATGTTCCCTCATCGTCGGCGTACTTCTTCGCCTTGGTCTCTTCGGTATCGCCTTCGGTCTCTTCAGTGTCCTCGGATGACGTTTCCGCGTCCTCGGTATCACCGTCGTTCTCGTTAGCGTTGGTATCAGCTTCCGTGTCCTCCGAGACTTTCGCCTCTTCGGTCTCGCCCTCTTTGTGCTCTTCTTCGGATGGCTTTTCAGCGTCCAAGAGTTTCAGAAAGGCATTAGTGCCATTGTCGTCAAAATCTTCAGTAACGTCCATAAGGATAGTTAGCTCTGTCAGTCAGTGGGTTGGTTTTCGAGCGCTTGCTGTTTAGCTAGCGTCTCTGCGGCCTCAGCAAATTTGCTCATGAGGCTCGTGAACTCGGTAAAGCCCGAGTAGGCAGCGTGGAGGCCCTCACGTTTCTTGGTCTCGTGGGGCAGTGTGGCGAGCATGTCGGTAGCCATCTGCTGACCGAATAGCTGCATAAGCGCTTGGAAGCGCTCGTCCCCGAGGAGTCCTTTGCAGAACTCCCCGAGGGTCATGATTGTATCGTCGTTCAAGTGTTAGCCCTGCTTGCTTCCGAGGTAGCCAAGCATCCGCTGGATCAGGCCGCCTTGGTCTTGCTGCGGCGCCTGCTGAAGCGGTGCGCCTCCTACCGACGTTGGACCGTAGGCGCCTTGGATGGAGCCGTTGGCGTTGGTGCCGGGGGCGCCCGTGCCTGCGCCTATAAGGTTCATCACGCTAGGGAGGATACCCCTTGAGCCCCAAGTGCCGCTGCCCTGTGTGGGGACAGAGGCTTGCGCTCTAGCTGCGCCCTGTGGGTCAATTAGCTGCCCGGTAACCGGGTCACGCATCATCGCCGCGTTGTGCTGGAAGAAGCCCATCTGCGGCTGTGGCTGTGGGGCCTGTGCAGGACGAGCCATGGGCATAGGTACCGGCGCCCCGCCCGTAGGCTGTGCTTGGGGTCCGGCCGGTGCCTGCGCCATAGTCTGCGGGAAGCGTGATGCTACCTGCTCTGCGGGCGAAGGCATCGCTGACGGAGGCTGCATCTCACCGAAGCGGTTAGCTACCTGCGCCGCTGGCGTAGGCTGCATACCTGGCTGTCGTTGGTTAGCCATAGCTGTTGGATCGAACATCCCGGGGCCACCGAAGGCCATAGGAGGAAAGAGCCCCGAGCCCGAACCTACGTTCGAGCCTGAGTTACGCATGGTAGCGGCGGCCCTTTCCAGAGCCGCCCGCAGTGCGTTCGTTTGGTCGTATTGCATGTTATGCCTTAGCGTGCGCCTTCGTCCTCTGCGCTTGGATGGCTACCGTGCGGTCCTCTTCAGCGTTGTGATGCTGAAGGGCTACCTGTGCCTTCTGAAGCTGAAGCTCGGCCTCGTCATGGATGATGCGGTGCGCCGTGTCGGCGTCCTGCCTGTTGTTGGTGCGGTCGTGGTCGAGCACCTTCATCGTCAGGTCATGACGCTTCAGGTCGTTCTTCTGCTGACCTTCAACAGCAAGTCGCTGTTCCTTCACCTGATGGCTCTGCGCAGTAATGACAGCCGCTTGCGCGGTGGTCTGCTTGGCCTGTACTTCCTGCATCTTGATCGGATCAGGCTGCGGTTGCGGAGGCGGTGCATTCGGATCGAGATACGCGGGCCAGCGCGTGAAGCTCTTCAGCTTCGCGATGTCAGACAGCATCTGATAACGCTGCTGCGGGCCGAACATGTTGCCGAGCGCCGGGTCCTTAGCCAGCATCTGGTAACCCTGTCCAAGCTCAGCCGCCGCCATGTCCTTCTCGCCGTAGCCGAGGTGTTGGCTAACAGTGCAAGTCTTGCGGTCGGTCCACTGATGGACGTTGCACTTGAGCGGAGCACCGGCAACCTCAATGAACTCAGGCTGCTTGACGTGCAGGATGGCCAGCCGGATGACTTCGATCATCAGGGGCACAAGGAAGTTGTTGGCGAAGTTGCGGGCCATAATCTTAGCTCGCTGGCCACTCGCCTTCATCATGTTGTCCACCAGACCCTGAGAGTTCTGGGTGCTGATGGCGTCCTTGTTGAGACCCTGAGACAGCGCAGAGATGCCCGTGGACTTCTCGTTGGAAGTGTCGAGCAGCTGGAGCGTCTGATAGATGTACGGGTTTAGGTTCGCCTGCGGGAGTGCCGCAACACTGTCCGGGCGCCGAACGTTCACGATGCCGCCGAGGCGGTTATCAAGAAGCTCGCGCGGATTCATCAAGCCACCATTGACCACAGCGTAACGCGGGTTCGTGGTGATTGCCGTATGATCCAACACGCCGCGCATAAGCACGGTCTTTGCGTTCTGGACGGGGACTACACGGCCCGCGAAGTTGTCTCCATAGAAGACACCGGGGACGGGCAGGGGCACGTAAGCGATGAAGGGGGCCTTATCGACCTCCTGCGGCTTATCGAGCAGCTTGTTGCCAGCGTGGCAGACCTTGTAGAGACGGACGCCCTTCGCGTTGTCAATCTTCATGCGGACGTAGCTCTCGTAGTACACGAGGTAGTCCATCTCAGACTGAATGGCGCTGTCGTAGGTCTCTGCCGACTTGGTCGGGCCAGTCCTAGCTAAGACTTCCGGGGAGAACAGAAGCTCCTTGGCGTCGTCCGTGGGGAGCGACATGACCAGCTTCTTGTCGTAGCCCATGTCAATCAGGTCCGCTCGCGTCTTGGGCGTGCGGTGGGCGCAATAGCTGGCGTCTAGGATGCACCGGGCCAAAGGTTCGATAAGGAACTCTTCGGGCATCAGTACGTCTATAGCTACGTGGCTGTTATCCTGCTTGCGAATCAGAGTGCCGCTGTAGGTCCCCATCGGGTCCTGCGTGGCCTCGAACTCGTCAACATCGTCCTGCGCGGCAAGGCCGTGTGTGGTAAGCTCGTCAATGCCTTCGAACTTCTCTTCCGAGTATTCGAAGCTCTCTTCCCAATAAACCTTAGCCACGCCTGCGCGGGCCGTGAGGCCGTTGTAGACCACGTCAGAGAAAATCTGATAGCCGTTGTTCTTGCGGAAGATGGCGTAGGAAGCATACTCAGTAGCAACCAAGCAGTCCGCGACGCTCATTTGATTGTCGGGATCGAACTTGGCGATGTGGTCGCCGGTAGCGAACACCTCAAGCAGCTGCGCCTGCTGCATCTTCACGCTGTCGTAAACGTCTTGCGAAGTGAAGCTGGAGGAGCCTTCAGAGTTTCGCTTGGGCCATTCGCCGTTGAGATACTTAGCTACGCGCTCTCGCTCGATGCTCAGTTTCTCTTGTGCCCAGCCCACGGCGTCTTGTGATTTGCTTAGGACGCGGGCTAAAATCTCGTCGTCCGTCAGTTGGCCTTTAGCCATACGTCCTCAAAACTAACTAAATAGCGTTCGTGTAAAAATCGTCGGTGACGTTGATGGCTTCCCATTTGCCATCGCTGGCATAGGCTGCGAGCGCTAGGCTCATCACGCAGTCATCGTGCGCGCCGCCTTCGGCTTCCATCTTGCCGCTCTCGGTGACCACAAAGGTCAGCATCTCTTCGAGCGTTTGCGTGTCGTTGATCTCGATTTCCTTGTTGCGGTCGAATGCGCGCAACTTGTCGATCATCAGCGGCTTGGTCTTCTCGCTCGTGAACACGCCGATATTCAGCGTCTCCTTGTCGGGCTCAATGGAGCCCTCGGTAACGTCGAGATAGATGTTAGGGTACTGCTGGTCCCTTAGCTCAACACAGGTGACTAGCCCGTGATTGTTACGCTCTGGCACCAATAGCGCTTCGTTGAAATGGTACCCAAGGGCGACCAATATGTCAGCGAACACGTCAGGATGAACAGTGCCCCGCCACACCGCGACTTGTCGCAGCTGGCTATCCAAAACCTGCGCAACACTAGGATCACTAGGGCGGCCCTTAACCCCTGCTCTAAGGCCCATGCCAACGTCGGCTCCAATTGTGTAAGTCTCTTTCTCGTCGCGCTCGCGGTAGACCTTAAGCTCACCACGGGGATGTTCCCGCAGCTTGCGTAGCGGTAATCGCTTTCCGGTATCGTGGTCGTAGACCTCCTCCACAGCCATCTGCCTGATGGGCGTCTTGGGGACCTTCAGCCGCTCAACGATGTAATCGGGGTTGAAGATAGGGCGGCCGGTCGAGATGAATGCCTCTTCGGGCGTCAGCGGATATTCCTGCTTGAACATGTCCGCGCCGTTGAGTGCAATCTTGCGTCGGCGCCACCACAGCTGCTCGTTATCAACGTCGATGTCGTAGAGCCGCTTAGCTAGTTCAACGACGGCGTCCTCTTCAGGCACCCGCACGAAGTTAGCTGGCACAGTCGAGTCACGGTAATCATCGCTCTCTACCCATGAGCTGAAGAACAGCTCGTAGCCGCTCTCGCCACTCTTGGCGACTTTGTACTGCTCGTAGAATACGCCAGTCATGCCGTTAGCTGTGCTCTCAAGGAACGCAGCTGTACCGGGCTTGTCGGGGACGGCCTGAATGAGACCGTTGAAGTTGTTCTGGGCGAACGTGTCGGGCCAGAAGGCAACCTCGGACAGATGCACAACGTTGAGCATTTCGCCGCGAGCAACGCCTTTGCCGCCCGCCGTAGCAACGCGAAGAGCGCTGTCTAAGCCGGAGAACACCAACTCTGTCTTTGAAGAGTACTTCGTGGTGGGCTGGACAATCGAAGGGGCGTTGGAATGAATGCGGTGGTACATGTCGAAGAGCGTCGTGGTGCTCTCGGCAACGTGGGCCATAACGAGACCCTTCTGGGCCTTGCGCTGGCTAACCCACCAATACTGCCACGCGGAGATAACGGTGCTCAGTCCCTGCTGTCGTGCCTTGACGACAACGAAGCGCACCTTGCCTGTGCTCTGCTGCTGGTCGATAATCCTCTCAGCAAAGCGCTTCTGCACTCGATTGAGGATCAGCGGGGCAATGGTGCCGTCTTTGGTTCTGATCTTGACGCAGGTACGGCAGTAAAAGGCGAAGTCATCGCGGAGTCGCTTGCGCGTCTCAATCTGCTTCGGCGTCATCGTCATTGGGGGCTCGTACTTCCGCGATTAGGTCGAGGAAGTCTTCAGCCTTCTCAACGCGCAGCTTCGTGCTGCTTTCTGGTTTGGGCTTCGTGTAAGCCAGTACAGCGTTAGCTGCTTTGATCTTCTCAGGGATTGCAGTGGGGCCGATAGCTAGGAGGAACAGTTCTCTGAGGGCCAGCACGGCCTTCTCTTCGTCGCTATCCGGTACAACCATTTCGGTGTGTGGGATAACTCCCGGCCTATCAACGACTGTCACGTCCATATCGGATGGTGCTTGGTCGGTTCGTTTCATGTAATCCAAATATTTATCAGCAAGCTTGTGAGCAGCGCGCCATTGCTTGATAGCCTTGGCCTTTGCGGCCTTGCGCTCTGCCGGTGTCTTCTTGCCTTTTTTGTTCTGCGGGACGCCCCAAGACTTAATGGCCCAAGGATCATCCTTGCGCATCTGCTTGGTCTTGGCGTCCCGCTCTTTCATTCGAGCGCGGTGCTCTGGGGTAGCCCACTGCTCTTTAGTGAATGTGGTTTTAGGTGCCATACTTGCTGAGCATCAGTTGCTGAAGCAGCACGTTGGGGATTGAGCCTCCAACCGCCCGCGAGTAGGCTGCCGTGTTGGCTGCCCGAGCGGTGTTGTTGCGCGCTACGATACCTGCGTTGACAGGGGCCCGAGCTAACAGCTGGTCCTGCACTCGCCGCGCCGCTTGGAGCGTGCGTGCGTTAGCTGCAACACGGAGTAGCTGGCCGGGAGCCGCGCCGAGCACGGTGCCTGCAACCATCCCGGGGAGGCCACCTTCACTGTATCCGGCCGCACCACCCGCGCCGCTGGCGATGCCATGGCCGATTAGTGTGGAAGCGATACCGCCGCCGCCGCCCAGCATATTGCTGGCCCTGCGGAGCGCGTTAGTTGCGAAGTCGCCCTGCGTAACCTGACGGACAGAGTCAATCACGTCATCGCCGTGGCCCATGGCCCTCAATTTAGCTGCGTCGTTCTTGAGAAGCGGGAGGAACGTCTGGCGAAGCTTGTTGCCGAGGTTCATTGCGGAGTGCGTGGAGGCGTTGGACTCGATGGCGTTGCCGATCAAGTCGCCCACCTTGTTTGCACTCGACTGCGCCGCGTAGTTGCGGTTAGCAGTTCGCAGAGCATCTACGGCATCAATGGGGTTACCCTGTGCAACGTCGCGGGACGGAATGTTGTCCAAGTAGCGGTCGAGCACACGCTTAGCTGTGCCTGCGGCAACAGCCTGCTCAGTCGGCTTGAAGTCTTGCGTCTCCTTGCCGATGGTGCCCAACGTCTTGCGGAAGCCGTGTAGCTCTTCGATGCTAACGGGAGCCGGGGGTCCAATGTTGGGCCCGGGGTTCGCAAGCCTGTCGATAGCCGCGTGGACTTCGGGGGCCTGCGCCGGAGCGAAGCGCGAGCGGGCGTTAGCTAGAGCCGCACTCATGTCACCAGCAACAGCCTGCGCTGCCTGCGGAGTGACAGTGGTGTCGCGGATCAAGGGCTCAGCGTAGCCAGCGTTGGCCGCCGCCTTAACCTGCTGCGCGTCGTGCAGAGGCATCATAGCCTGTCGGCTGAGGCGCGCGAGTGCGAGCGGAGCAGCGATAGAGCCCGCGAGGTTGCCGCCCGCTTCCGCGAGGTGGCTACCGGTGGCATCATAGGCCGCTTGGCCAGCGACAGCGCCCGTAAGCGTCGGTACCACGCCCATCCCTGTCACGAGCCCGGGGGCCGCGTTCTTGGTGATGGCCTGCGAGTAGCGACCGGCCGCCGACTGCGGCTGATAGTTGGGATCAACGAGAGGGTCAGAGGCGCTGTTGAGGATCGCCTGTCGGCCCGGGAGGTGGTCATAGACAGTCTTGGCGCCCGGGATAGCCTTAACGGCGTCAATGACGCGCTGAGGCGCTACAGAGTGCGCTAGGGACGCAAGGTCACCGGGGAGCCCGAGGGCCGTAGCGGTGCCCTGTTCAAGTCCCGAGCCGACGCTTTTAGCTACGTCGGAGCCGAGGCTTTCTTGGGGGGCTGCGGGGGCTGTAGGGCCCCCGAGCCTGAGTTGTAGCATGTGGAACGCCTGCTCTCGCGTTGCGCCTTCCGGGCCGTCGATAGAGTGGGTCGTTCCGTCAGGTGCAGTAAAATCGAAAGTAGGCATTTCGTGTCCTAGTTATTTCCAACCGGCCTTCTGCGCATCTTCCCAGCTAGAGGGGATGGTAGGGGCCTGCTTTGGGGCGTCCTTAATGGCCGGTCCATTACGCAGCGTTTCAAGCTTGCTCTTAGCTAGCGCCAACGCCTCTTCTTGCTTCTTGAAGCGCGGGTTCTGCGCGACGAAAGCCTCGCCCATGGTGTCTTTCACACGGTCGAGCGTAGCTTGGCGCTTGTTGATCGCGTCCATCAGTTCGGCCTCTAGGGCCGCTGCTTGAGTGGACGGGGCCGCGTTGGGCTGATTGATAAGGCCGACGCGCCGCTGCCTCTCCTCTTGGCCACCGGGGGCGCCGGATAGCTGCTTAGTGACTTCGCCTGAGAAGTTCATGGAGTGCGTAGCGATTGACTTAAGAAGTTGGTCGCGTTCGCTGCCTGCGGCGGAGGTGAGGTTCTTACCGGCGTTCAACAACGTCGCGCCGTAGCCTCCGCTATTGTGAAGCTTGATGTAGTCATCAGCCAGGTCAGTTACGTGGCTAATCATGGCCCCGCTGCTGTCCAGCTGCCCGCCTGCGCTGCCGGGGGTGGACTGAGCTAAGCCGCCCACCATTTTCTGCCTAGCGGCGTACTTTGCGGTGTCGAACGAGGGGTCTACGGCTCGCGCCGCCTCATACCTCGCGCGCAATACCGGGTTACGCAGGCTCAACGAGGTAATCGGTTGGCCGCGGCCTTCTAGCATAGCTGTAACTTCACGCTGGTCGTCCGGCGCCATGCTGTCGAAGCGCTCTTGGCCTGACAGGTTAGGGTCGCCACCGGGCTGCGGGCCGGTCTGGGCAGGAGCATCACCGCCGTAGCGCGTAAACTCGCCGTTGCTGTGATTGATCTTGCCGATAGGCATAGGGGTGCCATCAACCGGGTTTTTGCCCATCACAATACCAAAGCTGCCTTTGCCGCCACCGGGCAGCGTAGCGAAGCTAACCTCGCCAGTGTCCTTGTTGATCTTCACCAACTGGCCATTGGGGCCCATCGTGTACTGGTAGTCGGTCTTGTTCTGCTCTTCGAGACTCTTGCCGAGCGCGTTTAGCTGTGAGGACTGGTTGGGGTTGACGCCAGAGGAGAGCGCAGCAGCTGCACGCACCAATCGGGCGCCAATACCGTGCATCTTTGCCTTGGTTTCGTCGCTGGCGCCGAACAGGTCACCGATTCCGAACCGGTTGTCTTGCTTGCCGCTACCGTCGTTATTGCCCCCGAAGGACAGCGTTCCGCGTGCGGGTGTAGTTGCGCCACCTGCGTCACCACCACCCTCTTCGTCATCGCCTGAGAAGGCAAGAGCGGGACCGCCAGTGGGCCTAGCTATTCCGGCTGCGTTGTTGATCGCCGCTACCGGGCTTCCGCCACCATGCTGCGCAAGTATCTGCGCCGCGTTCTTCGGGCCAATCTCTTGCGCCATAACTCCGTATTGGAGTTGCCGCATCTGGTCCGCGTTGGTCGGATCAAGCTGGGCGTTGGGGTCGAGGCCGGAGTGGGCCGCAACACCTGCGTGCCAGTTTGGATCGGTAGCGTAGACGCTATTGAGTTCTTTGATGGTCCGCTTGGCGCCGTGGGTGGACTGCCCACTGATGTAGGAGTTCAACCGCTGGACGCCAGCTTTATAGCCGGTCGCCATGTCAGGGAAAGCGCCGAAACCGGGTTGTCCTTGGATACCAGCGGTTTCACCGCCGCCGTTCCATCCGGCTATCGGCAAGGATACGTCAAAGGGATTGTTGTACCGAAAAGCCGCAATGGCCATGTGTTTTCCTTATAGGAACGCGCCGAGCAGGCCCACGCCGCTGCTGATGTTGCTGAGCAGCCCGGGGTCGGTCTGTGTGTTGCTCGTGCCAGTGCCCTGCGTCTGCGAGCTACCGCTGGTGCTGGTCTTCGTGCCCCAGTTGGTGCCGCCGATCAGGTTCATGTACTGCTGCAACGCCGAATATGCGTTACCGACGCCGTTGTTGTAGTTGCCCTGATTGATGTTGTTTGCAGTGCCTGTGTTATTCAGGGCGCCGCCGTACACATTAGAGCCCGCGTTGGCCGCGTTGGTACCTTGGCCCGCCGCAGAGTTAGCTGCGTTGAGGTTGTTGGTGTTGTTGTTGTTAGCCTGCGTCTGCGCAAGGTTGAGGCCGTTGCCGTAAGCCTGTCCGTACAGAGAGTTGTACGTGTTCTGCGTGTTCTCAGCGAGGCTGCGCTCAACGAGGCCCTGCGCGATACCGGAGCGCGAGCTATCCGAGTTACCGGAGCCCGCTGCGTTCTGCGCAATGCCTGGGAGCGCCACATCGCGTACCTGCTCCCGCGCCTGCTGCATGGCGGCGTCGGTCTGGGCACCAATGTTCTGGCCGTTGGCGAACTGCGTGGCCGCAGCGCTAATCGCCTGCGGGTTGTTCGTGGCGCCAGCGTTGAAGCCGGTCAGCGCACCGAGGCCCGAAGAGGCCGCGTTGGTACCGCTGTTCGACAGGTTGACGCCGTTGCTCGACAGCGCGCCGTTGCCCGTGAGGTCGGCTGCGGTGCCGGTGGGCGCTTTGACAGACTGAGCGTTAGCTAGCGCGCCACCCGCCTGATTGTAGGCGCTAGTAAGCGCATCGGCCTGCGGCTGGAAGCCGGGGCCAGAGGTGGCCGTGTTGTTGTAGTTGGTGTTACTGTTCTGGGATTGGTTCGTGGTGCTGCTGGGGCCGGGCATAGTTTATCCAAATGGGCCTCACCGTCCCGTCGTTACACGGGGCCGCTGGAATGAGCGGAACGAAGCCGAAGTAGCTAATGAATTTCTCCCATCGGGCATCAGGCACGAGCGGGTAAGCGAATATGTTTTGGGGAACAGTTGTCCGAAATATGTGCCAGTTTTTCTGACACTCTCGGAGGATGCGCGGAGACCACCGCGCCAGATTGGCGTGGATGATGAGCATGGACGCCCCGTCGCAGGGTCTCCGCAACTCTTCTAGCTCACACACTGCGTACTCGTTCTCGAATACCTTGTGGTAAGCTACGTGGCTAAAGCCCTCCGGCTGCAAGACGCGCCTCTAACTTGCGTATGGCTGCATTGAGCGTTGCTAGCGCGCTTGCGATAGACGCCAGTTGCTGCTGAAGGTACAGTTGGTCCCCGCCGAGCGTAGGCTGCGGAGGAGGGACATAGGTTACCAGTTTAGCTGGCGTCGTATCGGCCATTACCGGCGTCCTTGCGTTTTGACATCAAGGTCGATGCCTGTCAGCGTGAAGGTTCGGAAGTCATTCCAGCGGAGCCGGATAGCTACCCACCGCCCAGCTACGTTGAAGTCGAGCTTTTGGTTGGCAACGCCGTCATAGGACTGGAAGGGCGCGTAGGTTGGCGCTAGGTCGTTGGGATTGTCGGATGCACCGATAGAGACCTGAAGCATATTACCGCCCGCTGTATCCACCCGAGCTTGGGGGTACACAGTGCTGATAACCTTGTAGTCCCGAAGGCTGGCGTCCAGCTCGTCCAAGTCGATACCAACGCGCTCTAGCTGCACAGGTGCAGTGGCATTGGGGTCTACAGGATACGGAGCTACCGAACCGGGGCCAGCTACGTCCACAGCGTACAGGGACGGCGTGAGGCCGAAATCCGGGTTAGCGTCTCCGACAGCTACGGTGATGCGTTTTCCGCCGTCTTCCTGATCCTGATACGAACCTCCCATTTCAGCGTAGCTGGAGGTAGCGGTAGCGTATGTCAGAATGTTGGAGACAGGGCCGTTGTCTGTGTTGAAGATTGACGGATAGTCGTCAAACGTCCACGTCTGTGTAGACATGTTGTAGACAGCGGCGCGGTTGCAGCCCTTGACGTTCTTGAAGTTGACAAGGGCATCACCTGACACGTAGGCGAAGTAGAGTTCGTTAAGGCGCGGGTTGTACTGCACGAAGCAGCGGCCAGCCTCCGAGATATTCAGGGAGCCGTAGATGAAATCGCGGACAGAGTTGTCAACGAGGCTCTGCTCAGAGATGCCGTCATGCACCCAAATGTCGTCAATACCGAAGCAGTAGTTCTTACCGTCTAGCTCGATGGAGCAGTTGGTATTGAGCACGCCCTTTGCGTAGCTAAGCTTGGTGTAGCTAAACACAAACACAGATCCATCGGCGTGCATACGCCAGGCTTCACGCTGACCGTAGATGATCAGGTCTTGTCCGAGGGAGCAGGCGTCCGTGATAGGACCGTCCATCGACTGGAGGATGTTCTCGGTAGCTAGCGTCGCCGGATTGGTGATGTCCCAAGAGGCAGGGATTTGATCAGCAAGGACAGGCGAGGAGGTCTTGACCATCGTGGGGAACGAGGAGGCCCCCTTGGTCACGTTCAGAGCGACAATGAAGCCGGAGCACTGCGAGATAATCCGCGCGTGCCAAGTCGGGGCCCAGGCATCAGCCGGGTGTGCGTAGGTAGCTGCACTCAGGTCCGCGAAGTTAGACGCAGTCGGCAGTAGGTACCACGGCGGGCGATCCGCGCGATTTACGTACACAACGTTGCCGATGGTGTAGCTAGTCCAGTTGGTCTCAGCAAAGGTGTTCAAATAGCCGGGCGGGCTGAAGAGCGTCTCGGTGCCGTTGGCATAGAAGTAGACGTTGCCAGACAGGTAGCCGATGAACATATCGTTGTTGCTCTCACCGATACCCGCTGTGAACGAGTACCGGGGATCAACTTCAGCTAGCGGTGATTTGACAGTGCGGAAGACAGGAGCCGGGGTGATCTTGTTGTTGCGGAAACGAACATTGACACCGCTCGACCATGTGCCCACCGGTAGAGCGTAGGGGTCTTGGTCAGTAATGACCCCTTGGGCTCCGAGGTTTCGGAGCTTCACAATGGGCATAGGTAGTCCTAGGGGGGATTAGGTCTTGATGCAGAACACGAAGCTGATGGCCTCAGGGCGCGTCTCGGTGGTGCCTGTGTTCGCGGGAGTCGGTACCGTGACATTGTGCGTGTGGGGCACACTCTGGGCGCCAGTGGTACCGCTGAAGGAGTGCTGGTGTCGCGTGCTGGCGCCGCTGGTGACATCAGTCAAACCACCGGGGAAGCCACCGGGAGCACCGCCCGCGTTACCCGCGCCACCCAAGTAGCTAATGGAGTTGTGGGTGTGGTCGGGGCTGTCGTTGCCGGTCGTTCCGGAGAACGGGTGCGTGTGGTTGGTGCTCTCGGTGCCAGTAGCAGCGGTCACATCAGGGTGAGTATGCGGACCCACGGTGTTAGCCTGCGTGGTACCTACGGCAACAGAAGCAGTGCGCGAGCGCGGGAAGCGTCCGGTGGTCTTCATGTCCGGCAGCGTGAACGTGGTGCCGCCTTGGCCGAGAGCAGCGGCAAGATCGGGGTACGCCGAGTTCTGCCACGTAGAGCCGTCAAGTTCGAGGTACGGCCATCCGGCAGTGGCGCCACCGCCAGAACCGACGTTGCCAGCGGTGTTCGCCAGAAACATGTGGACGGAGCCGATAGGAACTAGGCCGTTGCCCTTCAGGCGCCCGATGAAGTTTGCGGTGCCCGCCCCTGATCGGAAGAAGCCGACAGTATTGTCAGACTGGAAGCCAATCGAGGGGACAGAGGATGTACCGTCAATGACAGACAGCGACTGGCCATGAAGGGCATCGCCAACATCAGTCAGCAGAACCTGCTTAATCAGCCGCAGATGGTCGTCAGCTTGGTTGAGGCCGTCAGAAGAGGCAGGGTTGGAAGCAACAAGCTCAGAAATGTGAGCGGCAGTCTCTAAAGGCATGGAATAGTGGGCCTATGTAAACATGGGGCCCATAAGGGGCCTAAAGGGGACAGTGGAAATGAAGGGGTGAGGTCGCCGCTAGGCGGCTCTGAGGGACAGAAGATTGCAGTTGCTAGCTACTAGCTACAAACTTCTGTTCCCCGAAGGTAACCATTAGGACCCTATGGTCCCTGTGGTGTCCCTCAGAGGTTTCTCTAAGGGGTGGTAATTTGCTACTACTGGATAATCCCTATGGTTCCCTGAGAGCCCATTG